TGATAAGGTTAAAAGTCAATCTTACTAAATCCATCTACTTTTTTAATTTCTATTAATCCATCTACGATATCTCTCATTTGCTCTAAGTGAGAAATCATCCAAATGAAATCAAATTGAGTTTTTAAATACTGCATCATCATAAATAAAGATGATAAGTTATTTGCATCTAATGTACCAAACCCTTCATCAATTACTAAGAAGTTTGGACGAGGTAGGTTACATATATTAATAAGTGCTACTCTAATAGCCAATCCACTTACAAATTTCTCCATACCACTACACATTTCTAATGGCCATTCTTGGTCTTCGTAAACTATTTTTGCGTTGATGTTTTTACCATCGATATCCATTACGATACTGAAATCAACAACCTGTCCTAATATATTATTGATTTCATTTTCAATAACTGGCATTGCTTTGGAAATCAACTCATAAGGAATACCATCTCTCTTAACTGCATCTAAATAATAGGTGTATAGGCGGTTCTTTTCTTCCAATTCCTTAACATCACTCATCTTCTGCTTTATCCCCTCTATAAACGATTCTAATGAAGAAATAGAGCCATTTAAGCCAGCAATATCTTTATTGATTGATTTAATTTCTGATTCTATTTCACTTTTGGTTTTATTTAACCCATTAATTACAGTTTCAATTTGTTTATTACGTTTAATGGTATCTTCATTATCGTGATATCTTTGTATATCTGCAACTACTTGCTCTAACTGATTATCATATAATTGTTGTTGAGTTTCAAATCCATTTAATTCCGCAATTGTTTTTTCTTTGATTACAATTGCTTTTTGGTATTTGGCTTTCAAATCTACCAACTCATCCCATTGTTCATCTACATCTGCTAACTTACTAGCTTGCGATATTAATCCATTTAATTGGGATTGTACTTCTTCCAAATCAATAAGTTGCTCTTCAACTTTCTTTTCCGTTTCCTTTGCATCCTTTACAAATACATTGTTTGTACAAAAATTACAATTAGGGTCATATTCGTGTTGAGCTAAATGCGAAAGTTTCTCTCTATTAGATTCCAATGATTGTTCTACCAATCCAATATAACGTTCGGTGTTATTTATTTCACCCTTTAGTATATCCCATTCTTTCTTAGCTTCTTCAATTGGCTGACCATTAATTAATTTTTTATCTTCAATTGATTTAGATATTTCAGAAATTGCCTCAACGTATTCTTCTAATTTTGCTTTCTTATTTTTTTCTTCAGAAAGTACGTGTAAAATATCTCTACCTATATCGTTCTTTTTCTTTTCTAATTTTTCTAAATCCAAATTACCATCTACTGGCACCAACTCTTTTGTTAATCCTAATATTCTATCGGATAAATCCGTTACATCTATTGTTCTACTTTCTAATGTTTTTTCAAATCCTCTTAGTTCTGATTTTTTAGTTTGCCTCTCTAATCCTTTTTCCGCTAATTCAGATGTGAAATCAGTTTTCTTAAAGTTTTTTATAAGAACTGCTACCTCTTTAATATCTTCGGTAGCTGTTTCATATAGTTTATCAAACACATTCAACCCCATAAATTGAGCAAGTAAGTCTTTTCTCTCACTTTGGGATTTATCAATGAATATAGAGTTATTACCTTGTAACGATAATGCAGTCAATACGAAATCTTCATACTTACCAACATATTGTTCAATTACGGCATTTGTATCTCTTCTCTCCGTTCCATTTAAAGATGTTACAATACCACCTTCTTCTTTCCAAAACTGAACATCAACTTTAACATTCTTTCCTTTGTTAATAGTTTTTGCAGTTCTATTAATAAAGAAATCAATTCCATCGACTTGAAAGTGTAATTCACATTCAAAATCCGATTTACGATTATTCATAATATTTTGAGCCTTATAAGCTCTACTACTCTTATCGTATAAACAAAATGAAATAGCATCGAATAGAGATGATTTACCAGCCGCATTTGGTGCAAATAATCCCATCAATCCACCAATTTTTTGGAAATCGATTTTATTAGCTTCACCATATGAAAACATATTACTAAATTTAAATTTAATTGGTTTCCAATGAATGTTTCTATGTATTTCTTCTTGCGTTATTCTACTATTAATATCTCTATTAACGCCTTCTAACGCATCCAAATCTTCAGTAGTTGTAAACGGCATCATTCTCTGAACATATTCTCTTATCAATGTATTTTGATGATTGATATCAGTTACATCTTCAAAATCCAATTTACTTAACCTATTTCCGGTCTTTTGTTTATTAAATGAATCGGTTCTAATAATGGTAAAATCTTCAACACCATATCGCATTTTAATTTCAGTAATTACCTTTTTTGTATCAGCTGAATCAGTATTCGATAATCTAACTCTTAAACGAGGTTTCTTTGGCATATCGGTTACGATTGGAACTTTCCCATTATCAATATCCAAAGTATAGTATCCATATTCATTTGGAATATCAATTGCTTCATATTTCATAGAATCCAAATCCCAAGCTAAGAATCCATGTCCATTTAAACTTTCACCAAAGTTTTGTTGTACCAACGAACCGGCATAAACTACTTTACATCCGCTTGGAGAAATCATAGTTTGTCGTTTGTGGATATCACCCAATAGAGCTAAATCATATCCATCAAACATATCAGTTGTAAAATGTCTACTACTTACAACATACCCAATATCCGTTTGAGAATTATCAACTGGTCCGTGGAATAGTGCAATCTTTTTGTTTCCACTTAAAGTATCTGCTTTAGGCCAATTCTTTTTATCATCAAAGATACTAAATACACCAAAATCAATTCCACCAATAGAATGTACTTGCGTATCTCTTAGGTAAGTAAAGTTTGGTAAATTTAGAGCATCAACGATTGGAGTAAGTACATCCAATCTATCGGAGTTATTCATATTACAATCGTGATTACCTGTGATAAGGATTGTTTCACAATGTTTAGAACATTCCGTAAATAGCCAACTTATCTCTCTAACTAATTCAGGAGATAATTCCAATTTAGCATGGGCAATATCGCCTGCTAAGTAGATGAGTGAATCCTCCGTTCCTCTTTTACGGATTTCTTCAAACATTGTTTCAAACACTTTTCTGTACTCTTTATGTCTTTGTACATTACGAATATGTACATCGGCAATGTGGTAGATTGTTTTTAATCTTTTCATAAACTATTTATTTTGCTTAATAGTAATTCTTCGGATGAAAACTCTTTAGTTTTCTTTAGTTCTTCGTAAAAATTCGTATAACCCATTTCCGATGCATCTTTATCTCTAAGATACATCATCTTTACATGTATTCCCTGCTTTCTGAAATAATCGGCGGCTTTAAGTGCTTCATTAATAGCATCGTTATCTAATGAAATAACAATATCAGTAACTCCATTCATAAAGATTTTTTCTACCAATTGTTTGGAAGGAAACTTACCCAATAATGGAATTGCATTTCGTTTAATTGTAATTGCATCAAATACACCCTCACAAAGTATAATTGGTTCATTCCAATTAATTTGTGATTCAAATGCTATAATATTTTTACTGATAGGTGGGTTTTTGTATTTCATTTTCTCTTCGGTATAATATGAACGAGAAACAAAATAATTCAATTGACCATTTAAATCATATGATGGTATAATAACTCTTCTACTATATAATCCTTCTTTACAATAACCAATATTATATTTTATTATTTCTTTCATACCAATACCTCGTTGAGTAAGGTAGAACATAGCATGTTTATATTCGGGATTAAACCCTTTAGGAGACTCACTAAGCGATACAAATTCCTTTGGTAATTGAATGAACACCTTTGTATCGGCATCCTCTAATTGTGGGTTATAATTACTATCACCATATATTTCTCTAATAATAGAAATGGTCTTTCTATCAACATCTAACTTTTTTAATAAAGATGTTAATTTTTTACCACCACTATTACAAGTCCAACAATGCCATTTTTGAGAATCGGTATTGACTTGTAGTTTTGGCTTATGATGATTGCAAAATGGACAATGGAATGCCAATTCGTTGCCTCTCAACGTAAGACCATGGCCCAATACATTAGTAAGGGCATTAATTACCTTATTTTTATCATTGCTACTTAACACATCACAAATATACTACAAATATTTGATATTACCAAATTTTTATGGTTCTAAAAACCAATAATCCGGTATTTCCTTATCTGCGTACTTATAACCATTCTTTTCGCACCAATCTGCGTATGTGGTTTTGGAGTTTTTTGTGATTTTGTTCTTAGAATTGGAAAATACGAATCGTATATCCAAATTGGGGTTTTGAGCTTTAACTAATAAATGTTTTTTTCTATCAGCTGCTACAAACCTACCTTTTGTCTCTACTCTAATACCATTGGGTAATTTAAAATCAGGACTATATGTGTGATTTGATGCTGGAATTATGTATGGAACTGTGTCGGTTTCATATTCTACAACAATTCCTTTGGACTCTATTTGTTTTGATATGGTTTCTTCTAAACCAGATTTAAATCCATATTTTTTAGCAACCCATTTAGGATTACTTTTTTTTGTAACTTTTTTAGCCATTAAATGTTATTTTTTTGTATCTGAATATTTCTTTTCAGATATATCCCCACCTCTACCGGTTTTAAATTTTGCAGCAGTTAATACTTGTTCATCTGCTTTTTTTAAATCATTCGTAGTGTACGGAGTTTGTGCATTTTTACCAGCTTCGTATGAAATTTTATCAACACCTAATGCTGATTGAGCTGCTTTGTATAATTCTAAAATCTTTGACATAATGTTATTTGTTTAATATAAATATAAGTTAAGTATCAAAACGGATAATAAAGTTTACAGGCATATCCGGTTCTGATTTAATTGGTTGTGGTAACTTAGCAACAGCCACCAAATCACAATTATCATCGTATAATCCAATCGTTGTTATAAATGGTGCTAAGAATGAACCTGTACTATCCATTGAACCACTTAAATCATAATGTTCAAATCCGGCTTTTTTAGTTCCTACTGAACCACTAAATCTATAATCTAATATATCCCCATTTTCTAATGTAGATTTTTTACGAATATATTTTACACCCGGTGTTGTGGTTATTTTTCTTATTAAATTATCTGATGTAATAATAGTTTCATCCACTTTGCCAACCTCAACGATTGCTGATGGATTTTGTGATATATTAAATTCATCATCATTCACAATCAAAAGATATTCGTGCTCATAAATTGTTTTGGTTGATTTATAATCCAATTGCCATCCATTTGCTAATCTACTAGCAACATCTTTTGTTATTACAATTAATCCTTGATTATAAAATACGTTACCAATTTTAATGCCTTGTGCTTGTTCTGGTAAAAATGAAATATCTTCTGCTATTGCTATTCCGGATTGTATATCTAAACTAATTAAATTTATTGTTGGTCTTGGAATTCCATTATATATAATATCCAATGTTCCCGCTTGTATATCAAATGCACCAAGATATGTTTCCAAAGATGCCGAATATACATTTTCATCTAAATCTATAAAGTTAAATAATTCATTTTCTACATCGATTCTGGAAATATTAATTTGGTCTCTATTATCTTGTAGATTTCCAAAAGAATCATCAATATAAGATATCTCATTTAATTGATTTTGATTATCTATTAATACTACTGAACCTTTTTTT